GATTTTTTTCATTAAGTTTATCAACAATAGACACTAACTCATTATATGTCTCATTTGACAACATTTCATCTGTATCATAGCGAAGATTTCGCTTTACTTTTATAACAGTATTTACTAGAGAATATTTTACAACATTATAATCCTTGTCTAAGTATACATCCAGACACAAAGCAAACCTAGAACACCCTTCTTGAAGACTACAAAGGATATCTGATAAAATAGTCGGCATCATGGGTAATTTACGATCCGGCAAATAAATAGTAGCTATACGACTTGAAAAGGAATCCCATAATCCTAGAAAATCTAACCATAACGGCACGTTAGCTATATAAATACTGATAATGGTACCTTTCTCGTCCTTTTGTATGCCAATGGCATCGTCAAAATCCTTACTGGTGGAAGGGTCTATCGTAATTATGTTATCTAAATGACGTCTATCTACTACAGCATATTGTTTGGCTATATCTGAAACCAAGCCTTCTTCTGGTCTTTTCTTTAATTTATTACGAGTATCCTTTGTAAAATTCTGAATGGATGCATTCAGACTTCTACAATACAACTGATATTGATAAAAGCTAGATAATTCTGTAACTTCGCCCAAATTCTGGTCAATATAACCAAATGGATGCTTTCCATCCCAGTGTCTAAAATTTATAATAACATAACGGTTTTTATAAGCTTTCTTAAAGTCTTGTTTTATTTTGTATGGTACCAAGAATATAGGCAAACGCCTATCATCGGGTATACATTTATATAGGAATTTATGTTTGTGTCTCCCAAAAGTTTTTTTTCCCTCTAGAAGCAATACACCTGCAATTGATCCCCTTCTTGTAGGAGAGTGGCAGATACTTACTTCTTCGGACACAATATTGAATAGATCAAAATTAAAGAGTTTATTTTGTATAGGGTCAAACTCTTCCAATGAAATAATATCCCCAGTCTCAACAGAAGTGGTTGTAAATTTGCTATATAAACGGTCTTCTGATACGAAACGATACATATGGTTAAGTGTCAGAATAATAAACTTATTGCACCGATTCAATTTTACTAGCTGGCGCTGGTATAACAGCTGTATCATTATTGCTATCATTTGAAGATTGTATAACTGGAACTTCTTTGGGAGGGACTTCTTCCGTATTTGCGACAGTTTTTCTTTTAATATTCTGTTTTTGCAGCAACTGTATAATTAAATCGGGTAAAATGGCAATCGTATTCATGTAAGTCCTATATTGTAGGACACAAATGCTTGACATGTCCTGATACTTCATACTATAACACCAATATGCGGGTATTGCGAGAATCATTCCTTGGTTTAATTCCAAATCTAAGATTTTAACCTTATTAAATTCCGCCTTATGCGAATGATGTACATTCCATGGATTTACAGGAGAGCGATATTCAGCATTTTCATGATCCTTTTGAATATTTAAATATCGGGAATAGTGCGGGGGTATTAATTTCACCTTAACCGAACCAGCAGTCACATAAAAGTAATTTCTATAATTATTATGATAACGTAGTGGTGTTATCGCATCTTTGGAACCCGACCAGAAATCATACATGCATTTTGATACCATAGGTGGTCTAAAAAATTCATCATTATATTTATAGTATTTTATAACACCAGTTTCATCCAAAAAATCACTATTTGATTCGGTAATAAATTTTGAATCTTCGTCTGATTGAAAAACACGAATTGCTTCTGTTAGAATAATAGGTAAATATAACTCATTATTTGTATTGGTATTTACAGTATTTCTTATTTTTATATCAAAAGCGCCATAGTTATCGTCCAGAGTAGCAAGATTGCAATTAGAAGATATATTTCCTATATCCATATTTAGAATTACAGGCTGACGTAAATCACAAATTTCCTCTAATTTATCCTTTGACGGATCATCGATGGTATATATTTCTAAATCATTGCTTGTCTTCAACTGATACTGGATATGCAAATATAGAAATAATACAATGAAAAATATAAAAATGGTAATAAGATATTTCATATTATTAATTATCAAGAAAGGATTCTCATTATTTATCCGTAAACTAATCATCTAGTTTTGTTGCGATGAAGAATTGGACATAACTCTTGCTTTCTGTAGGTTCTTTTTGATCTAGAGTATAATGAATTTTAATAGGACGTTCATTGCTACAATTTATATAAACAACATCATTTAGTTTGTGAAAATGACAGGTTGCTGAAATATACCCTAATCCCACGTTCATATCTAGATTGAAATCTTCCTCTATTGCCAATTCTTCTATATCATCATCCTTTATACTAGCTTTCATGGTCCCGGCATCTCCTTTTGCTACAAGCGACAAAGTTGTGCTATCTTCAGCGCAAACTAGTTTTACGGTATCATTGAAAATTGCAAGTTCATTAACCAGTTCGTTAAAAGTGCCCGAATTTATTGCCATATCAATCTGGTAGTCGCAATTTGGTACATCCAACAAATCCATATCTATGTCCATAAGAGGTAATTGAAAACTCTTTGTCAATGTCCCTTCTCCCGCAAAGTTAATATCTAATTTATCAACCGATTCATCACACTCTAACGTGATTTCTTGCTTCTCTTTCCAACAATCTATTACCTTATGCAATATACTACAACTGACCCCTAAAGTTACATTCTCCGATTCATAAGAATCAAACCAATCCGAATCAATATTCACTTCAACAAGACAGGCGTGACTTGAGTCCAAACCCTGAACATAAAATTTATCCTCGGTAAGATTAATATTAACTAATTCAACGATGTTTTTCAAATATCGGAAAATAGTCACCAGCTTGGTAACTTTGGTCTTGTCGGTTAATGTGATCCTCATGTTATTGCTTGATAGATTGGCTTTATTTATTAACAATAATAACATTTCAATTTTTGTTATTATCGTATTAAGCGTCACTCACTTCCAGAGAAACAGAGCCATTTTTCTTATTTCTATTTGATCGCTGACTACTGATAATATGCTGTTTCAAAGCAGCCAATTCGGACTCCAGTCGCGAAATCCGGTGCTCATACTCTTCAATGGATTTGCGATTTTGCTGCAAACCGTGTCCCATGAGAGCGGTCATTTTAGAAGTTTCATTGATTGCTCCGTCAATGCGCTGGAGTCTTTTCTCGTGAAAATTCGTAACAGTCCAAAGCTGTTGCGTAGGCGTACCAGTAATTCTGGGAGCCTGAGGTCTTGACTGCGCGGGTGAATAGTCGTAGGTTCCCATTCCCTCGGAACCTTGATTCTGGGCTGCAATTTTTCTGTTCATCGCCACTGCACTTGACATTATAAAATTAATACACAACATATTTTCACTATATTTACGCAATCATTTCCATATCCATTTTAGAATGATAGTTATAATCCTCTAAAGCAAAATCTCTTAATGTATACTCATTGATATGTTCTCTGCTATTTATCCTAAATATCGGCGCTGGCAGAGGAGTTAATGCGAGCTGTTCCTTCAAAGTAGATAAATGGGGAGTATAAATATGAGCATCACCTATAAAATGAACTAGCTTATTTGGTGATAAATTACAATGCTGTGCCAAAAGACATACAAGAAATGAATATGAGGCAATATTAAAGGGGATACCAAGTCCTATATCACCACTCCGCTGATATATTGCAGCAGACAATTCGTCTTTACTATTCACGGAAAAATGTGTTAAAATATGACATGGTGGAAGAACCATTTGATGTAACTGACATGGATTCCAAGCCGACATAACTAACCGTCTTGAGTATCTTAAATCCGGGTCCATTAGAGCATCGATAATATTCTGTAATTGGTCTACACCTTGGTTACTGTAGTCCTCATTACAGCCTTTATATTCTGCATTAAAGAATCGCCATTGGTGTCCATAAATAGGACCCAGATCGCCTTTATCTTCATAATGTAATCCTATAGTATCTTTAAACTCGGTACTTGCATTTTTATTCCAGATCCCAACATTTTGTTTAGAAAGAGTTTTATTATTAGTATCACCACTAATAAACCAGAGTAGCTCCTTTAGACATGTTTTCCAGGCGAACTTTTTTGTCGTTAATACTGGAACATGATAATCTTGTAAAGAGAATTCCATTTTTTCTCCAAATGAAGTGATTGTATCGCCATTGCGTCCTCTCATTATTTCACCATATGTCATAACCCTATTCACCAAATTTAAATATTCACGCTCATTACAACTTGTACAAATTGAACGGGCATACTTGGGCAATGTCTTTACAAGAAATTTATTCATTTTATAATACTATTGAATGATTTTTTAATTTCTTTTCATAATGCATATACATGAATACTCCAGGAGCACAAGAAAATAGCGGCAATTCAAAGGGTTTTGTAACGAGGGTTTTTGAAATGGATACTGATACAAAAAATGGATTAATCAATGGCATTCAATATATTGCAATGGCTGTTATCCCAATTGCCATTGTAGATATGATTACAAAACACTTGTTTTCAACGAAGAATCCTAGCGATAAGGGGACATTTGAACTTTTAGCAGAAGTTTTAGGGCAAGCTGTTTTAACACTGATATTACTCTTTATGGTTCATAAACTTATTATAGCTGTACCAACATATACCGGAACACCAATGACGCGAATCAATTATTCAACTGTATCGCTTGGTTTTCTAGCGACTGCATTTGCGCTGAATCATATCATGTCCGACAAAATAAACATAATTTTTACTCGCATCCAAGATCACTGGGAGGGGAAATCTGAAAAAGATGAACATAAAAAACACGATAAAAGCAAAGTATCTGTAAGCCAACCAATCTCAGGACGTGCCCCCACACATCAAGTAAGTCGCGCCGATTATGCAAATAGCCATGCAGCTATGATGCCGGTACAAACCGGACAACCTCCAATTGTTCCCACACGAAGCCAGCCTAGTATGCAACCTCAAAAACAGCCCCAACAGGAACCGGCAACCGGACAACAAATGTACGGTGGTCCGTCAAACCCATTGGTTGATGCAGCAACGCCAGGCGGTTTAATGGAGCCTATGGCTGCTAACTCAGTATTAGGTGGTGGAGGATCATGGAGCGCATGGTAATTATTTTTTAATCATCGCATCTTTAATTTCCAACTCATTTCCTAAGGATTTTTTAATATCAACCTCATTTTGTTTAACTTCTGTTGTATCACAACCACCCATAACTTGACGAGTAAGTTTAAAATACTCTTCAAGTAGTTTGTCATTATTTTCGTAATCAGGATGGTTTTTTTGCCATTGAACTAATTGTTTGATCTGTTTTCTAGTTACCTTGTTTATAGAGTTATCGATCTTTAGATTATCTCTATCCTTTTCCCATTTATCTTCTTCTTTAACGTAGAATTGTAATCGTTTCCGGTCAGAACAATGAATTGGGCGTTCTGTTGGATCCAAATCCTTCAAATGCTTTACGAATATATTACTAATACCTTTAGCATAACCGTGCTCCTTCGTGTATAGAAGATCTTCCAGACTCACCTTGACATTTTCAACAAAATCCGTTAGATTCATAGCATCCTTGCAATGTTCATTTAAAAATACATTAATTGTCATTTTCTTATTATTACAATTGTTGTAGTAATTAGTCACTCTATCTTTTGAAATTTCAGCCATTGTCTGAACCAGTTGTTGTTGTTGTTCCATGAATTGATTGAACATATCTATGGTTATATTGGTATTTGCCTCCACTGTAGGTATTTTTTTATTACTTTTTTTAAAAGTATCTACCTCGGCATTGGAAGTTAATAATTTGCATTTGTGTTTATGTTTACATAATCCTGACCTATACTTGTATTTCTTACCACATGGGCATTCAAAAAGCACTGCATTATCGTCTTGCGTTTTTTGCTTGCGTTTTTTGTTATCCATTTTATGTTTAGCTGTGGTTAAATGGCGTTTAAAATCGTATTTATTGTGACTGGTATAGTCACATTTTTCACAATATCCGTAAGACCTTGCGTTTTTTGGCGTTATCCACATTATCCTATATATGGATAACAAAAAAAACGCCTAAATT